GTTTGCGCTCCTCGTAATGCTCTTCCTGAGACCACTCTTTACGTTCCCCTTCAATTCTGGTTCTGTACCAACCCTGGCCTTGCTCTTCCCCTTATTGCTCTCCAATACCACGAAGTCAAGATCAACCTTGATATCAGACCTATTGATGAATGCTTGTGGGCTGTTACCACTTTGAACTGCAACACCAATCCTTACACCAGCACTGTTAATGGTGTTAATGCTGGTCAATACCCTGTTGGTCGCCCCGTTCCTGCCACTATTGCCTACAATCAATCTTTAGTTGCTGCTTCTCTTTATGTTGACTATGTCTTCCTTGACACCGACGAAAGACGCAGAATGGCCCAAAACCCCCACGAATACCTCATTACTCAACTCCAATTCACTGGCGACGAGTCTGTTGGTTCTTCATCAAACAAGATCAAGCTCAACTTCAACCACCCCGTTAAGGAGCTTATCTGGGTTGTTCAACCTGACCAAAACGTTGACTACTGCTCATCTTTAACTTGTGATGCTCTCTTATTCAAGGTTCTTGGTGCTCAACCTTTCAACTACACCGATGCCATTGATGCTCTCCCCAACGCTATCCATGCTTTCGGAGGCCCCACTGCCATCGCTGCTGATTCCCGCGCTTACATTGATGCTCGTGGTTTATTCCAAGATGCCGGTGCTCTTGATGTTAACACATCTGGATACTGGCACGGTCCCACTAACCCCTACAACGAAGTTAACTTCGGTGGCCCCGCTGTTCCTGGTGATAGTTTAGATACTTCTCACAATGATAACTCCGGTGTTTCTGATGCTGGTACTTTCGTTCTCTCTGAAACCTCTCTTGACATGCACTGCTGGGGCCAAAACCCAGTTGTTGTTGCTAAGCTCCAACTTAACGGTCAAGATCGTTTCTCTGAGCGTGAAGGTTCTTACTTCTCATGGGTTCAACCTTACCAAGCTCACACCAGATGCCCTGATGAAGGTATTAACGTTTACTCATTCGCTCTCCGCCCTGAGGAACACCAACCTTCCGGCACCTGCAACTTCTCCAGAATTGACAATGCCACTCTCCAACTTGTTCTTTCTAACGCCACCGTTGAAGGCACCAAGACTGCTAAAGTCCGTGTTTATGCCACCAACTACAACGTTTTAAGAATTATGTCCGGTATGGGCGGGCTCGCGTACTCCAATTAAAAAGGTTATTACGATTTATCGTGTCATCTTATTTTATACATTTTAATAATTAAATAATTATTTTTAATTATTAAAGCAAAAAATGCAGCATATAATAAAATATTTAGTTAATATATATGCCATTATCATACGGACAAAAGAAAGGTATTCTTAACGTTGCTAAGCAACAAGATCCCGCTGCGTTTAAACGCTTTATGGACGCTCAAGGTTTAGACTCAAACGAAGTTTATGAATTTGGAATTTTAGTTAAAAACGATATGGGAGACGATGCTGACTTAGTTAAATTAGAAAATGAGGAAGGAATTGATCTTGAAATGGGTCGTTTAGGTGATGTTGTTGCTGATTTAGCAAAAGGTAATGCTGGAGGAAGACGCAGACGCACCAGAAAGGGTGGAAGACGCAGCAAACGTACTAGAAAAGGCGGAAGACGCACTAGACGTACTAGAAAAGGTGGAAGACGTTAAAAAATAAAATTGAAATACTATTATACAAATTAATGAAATGTATAATAATATACGAATACAATGAGCGAACATTCCTTTTATTTTAAATTGGCTTATACTGAGAGAACTATTAAGTACATTATAAGTCCTGATAAAACTCTTACTGATTTTATAAATCTTGTTAAAACTCGAGTTCGAGACGACTTTAGTATTAGCAATAATTTTGATATTGAAATTGTTCCTACTGGACAACCTCTCGTTGAAGGTCAAGATGCAGAGGCGGCTGCTAAACTAGAACTAAGTAATTATTATACTATTCGAGATATTTATGGAGAAAAATATAAAAATATTTCATTTTACATTAAAACAGTTCCAGTATACAATTATTAATTTAAATATAAAAAAATTTATAAATTATATATTTTTATATTTTTTACAATATTTATTCGTCATCTTCTACTTCTTCATTATCCTCTTCATCTTGAATGCCAAAATCGTCATCAATATCATCTTGAACTTCATTATAAACGCCATTTTCCCAAACAACCTTGCGCGTATTAAATAATCGATTCATATTAATAATCTCAGGCTTTTCAGTTTCAGATGTAAATAGCTTAGCAATTTGTTCGTCATCTCTAAAACGCACAGTATACGTTTGCTGAATATTATTTCTACCAATTCGACCCATAGCTTGAATAACCTTTTCTTGCGTTAACTTCAAATCCTTACTTAAGAAACCGTGGCAAAACTGATAATTAGTTCCATAAATATAATCACTTGAAGCAATAATCATATATAACTTTTGCTCATCAGCTAGCTTCTTCATAATCTCAGTGTAAGTTATGTTATCGTGATTAATAAATACACCAATGCCCATCATTAGCAAAACCTTCCATAAATTATCAACACCTTTTAATGCCATAATATCCGATACAAAATTGTCGTCAACATTGCTAGTGAATACATTATTATATTGAATGCCTTCAGCCCATTTGTCAAGATGCATTTTTTTATTTGGCACAAATCCATCGTTAAGCGTTGCGACTTTAATCATAGCGCGCAATGTATTAATCTCTTCAGTAAGCTTATTTATACTTCCACTGCCAGTTTTTGCTACACTATCAGGTAAATCTCTACCAAATTTATTTAAATCTTTTCCTGTTCTATTTCTACCTGTAATTTTCTTTCCATCGGCAAAACTTCTAACTTCATTTTTAATCTGCTTTTCTGATTCTTCCTTTAAGGCATCAACCTCAGTCTCCAATTCAAATAGCTTTTCATTAATGCTGTTATTATACTCAATCTTTTTCATAATGTCGTCCATAATTGAAGCAGGAATATTTGCTTGCTGAACGCAAAACTTGGCAATTTTTTCAATATCGTCAGAAATAAATATAGTAGGTCCATCAGTTAATGTATGAGCATCTTTTGTAGTAACATAAACACCAGAAGTTCCAGGCGGCGTTTCTTTTCTTAAAGGATTTTCACTAGCCATTCTTACAAGCGAAGCGCCTTGAAATACACTAGTATTAGCGCTAGCACCTGGTCCAACACTTCGCACCTTTGTAATAATTCTATTGCCTTTTGCGTCAATTTTTGTGTTTTCTAAAATTAAAGGCTGTCTTTCTAACTTAAAGTAGTTATAAATATTACTCCATTTATCCTTTACAATATTTCCTAGCAAGAATATATAATACTGCTTAATATTTTTCATATTTATATCTAAAATAGACTCGAAATGTCTTTCAACATTTGTCTTACTAGTTCCAAGTGAATTGTTATTGACATAACTAATAAAATTTACTACTTCTTTTAAGTCAAAATATCGCGACAACGTTAAATAATTTTTACAATGTTTTGCTACTTCAAGCGTCTTATTATAATCTTCGTGTAAATAATGCGGCAACACAACATAACCGTCTTTATTAACAATAGGAATTGATTTCTTACAATCATGGCTGACAATATTACAAATCTCCGCACCTGGAAAATTGCTTACAAAATCAGGAAGAGTTTCAGTAAGCTCATTCATCTTTGGTAGCGTAGCAGACGATAAAACAACATTAGGAATCGCATTTTTCTTCCAATTCTTTCTAATTGTTGAATGAAAGTCATGCTTATCGTAATCCATTGTAATAGTTGGCTCGTCCCAATATAATATAATATCTTGAGCCTTAAAGTGAGCAAGCATATAATACATTGCCGGCAAATAAGACTTAATATCGCAAATCATAATCTGTACATTATCGCCAACACTATTATCTACTTTTCCAATACCACCTGTGCGTTTATTTATGCTGTAAACCTTAGCAGCAAAGTAGTGTAGTCTTACATCGTCAGCACAACTACATCCAAACGCAAACGCAATCTTCTTCTTCATTGAAATAGCTGCTCTTGCCAACGCTAAACCAACGTGTCTAGCGGCACACACAAAGATAATTTTCTTTTGTTCTGAAAGCGCAATAGGCGTCATAGTTTTACCTGTTCCCGTGGGCGCCATATATAAAATTAGCTTTGGATTTGGCGACTTACATGCTGTGAAAATGTCCTTTTGATGTTCATAAAGTGTTAAATCTGTGTACTTAAGCAAACTTTTATTTTTTTCAATAAATTCAACCGCATTTTCAATAATAACTGATTTACTAACGTCTTCTTCAAATTTATCCAATGCCAAATTTGTCAAATGTCTTACGTGTCTATTAAGTTTCGCAATATTATTTCTAATAAGCATATATGCTGTATAATAATGAAAATTGAATAACTTTGTATTATTTAAAACCTTATTTTTAACTAATCCTTCCAAGTGTTCCAACAAAACAAATTCATAAATATCGTTATCTTTTATAGATTCTTCGTTAAATCGCTCAACACGAATCTTATCAGCTGAATTCAATTTTATATCGCTGCCAATTTTCATATTTTTATATTCGGCATCACATTTTTTTAAATCTTTTTCAATGCGATCGCTGCTAGCTCGCATATATTTGTTAAATAAATAATCTTCCATTTTTTCAGAATGTTCGATTTTTAAGAATGTAAGCAACGAATTGTTATTATTAATTCGAATATTTACATCATGATATCCTTTCATAATCATATCTAAAATATCAATTTCAGGCTTGGAAACTGATATTTCAATAGAGTCCCACTCGGACTTATTTAGCTTTCTTTGTTTTAAATCCATCTTGTAATAGAGTTGTATATTAGTATTATACTATCTCTTTATATGTATTTAATTAAATCAATTTTTTTTAAAATTGAAATGAATAAAAAGAATATAAATAAAATCAAATATATTATATAAACCAAAATGTCAAATGAATTTATTATTGTTTCTATTGAAGGTAATATTGGTTCAGGTAAGTCAACTTTGTTAGCTAATTTACGTCAGCATTATTCAAATGATGCTCATATTGTGTTTTTAAAGGAACCTGTTGATGAATGGGAGAAAATTAAAGATGCTAATGGCGTTACTATGTTAGAAAAGTTTTACGCAGACCAAAATAAGTATTCATTTGCGTTTCAAATGATGGCATATATTTCACGACTTAAAGTTTTACGCGATTCATTAGAAGCAATTGGTAAGACAGATAAAAAAATTATATTCATAACAGAGCGAAGTTTATACACAGATAAATTAGTAT